GTAGACAGCCTGCATTTCAGCCTGCTGAGCCCCTATAAGAACCTGAGCGGTGTTAGCCGCACTCTCGGTAGCCAGTTGCTCTGATTTGATGTGCTCGACCCTCTCTTGGGCCTCAAAGCCTGCTTTACGAAGCTCCAGCTCACGGGTGATCTGCATCTGGGCTAGGTCTAGCTCGTGCTTTTTATCTGAGCGGTCTTGGAAGAACTCCAAAAGCTTGGGCAAACCGCCCATCAGAAAGGAGATCAGGGTAGACAAGAGGGTCAGCATTTTGGATCCTTTGGTTTAGTGTCTTCATTCTGCATGAGTTTGATACCAGAAAGGAACCCAATCATGCCGCCGATAAGAGTAGAAAAAGCGGGTGAAATCATCTTGAAGATCTCTGCGTTGTCCACTTCCTTGGCCCACAGTCCAAGCATAAAGCTGATTACCATAGCCAAGACGGAGATGCACAGGGTTGCACTTACCATGAGAGTCACCCACAGCGTCAACTTCTCTTTCACTTCTATTTGTGGTTTCGGTATTGGTTTCTTGGTCATACATAAATGTCCAGCTTACGATTTGTGAATATCTCCATGCGGAGCCGCTCTTGAACAACTTTCCTGCAATAGATCTCAAACCCAATGTCCTGCAATTCGGTTTGCTTTTGCTTGGCCACCTCGAGCGTCTTGTTAACCTGTTGCTGTTTCTCTAACTTAACTTGAGCAAGGTCATGCTTGTCAGGGTAACCAGACGGTTGAACAGTCGGAAATAGTCTAATGGTCTCAATCATTTGCCTTCCCTTTCTCTAGCCCGTGCGTAAAAGTACAGAACTTTTGCTCTTAACTCCGCACTATCCGCTACCCCTGCCCACATGGACAGGTTGTTCCAAATGCCTACCAACTGATCTGAACTACAAGAATTTCCGTTTGTTGTCAGCCACCGAGATAACTCCATGTGGCGCAACGTTGGCTCGTTTATCCAGCTCAGCCCATAAAAATCAGAGACGATGCAGTGTTCTTTAGCAGTTGCTCCTGCCAATAACAGCAACAGTAATAGGACGACAAAACGCATCCATTGCTCACAAACCCAAAATCTTTTTAATTAACTCGCCAGCCACTCCGGGGCCAAACAGAACGCAGACAATCACCCCATACAAGAGGTACTCAATCTTCGTCATGCGCTTGTCCCCATCACGCAGGGATCGATCAATACTGCTGTATCTTTCAAAACAGACGGCTTCATGTACAGCCAATTTTGTCTCAACCGATTCCATAAAATTCCTTAAAGAAGCCACCCGAAGGTGGCTAGTTTTAGTTTACTGTTACGTCAGTAACTGCCTCTTCAGGCTTTGCCTCTAACGCATCTTTCAGCATTCTAAAGAAGGCATCTCTGCCTACTTGCAACTGATCCACGTTGAACCTAGCTGAATCAAGCTTGCGATCCAAGTCAGCGACATGGTTGAGCAACATCTGCTGTTGCTGTGTCATGTCTTCAAACTTAAACTCAACGCCGTCGATTGTCACAGGGGTTTTTTCGTTTTTTCCCATGATGTTTCCTTTAGTGTGCCACCAAGATCGAGTGATGGCTTCTCGTTTAAGCGGATGCGGCTTGCAGAGGTGCTAAGTCCTCATTTGTCCAAAAATCTTTTGCAATCATCAAAACTAAATGTTCTTTGTTCCTAGACAGGCAGTCTGCCCAATCTTCAGCAGTCATGCCTTCTGGCTTACCGCCATTGATAAGGTTAACGCTGTCTAGGCAAGCGGAGTAGTGCTTGGCAATTTGTTCTGCGGTGATAGTTTCAGTAGTCATGGTTTTCCTTTAAAGGTTAGCGGCATCCAAACGTGCCTTGAGTGATTCAATGATTGCTTGTTGTTCTTGGATAGCCGCAGTCAATAATGGAATCAAAGCAGACTTATCAACCATTTGGTATTTTGGTGTGTTGTCTTCATTGACAGCATCTTTTTCACCAGTTACGGCAGAAGGCACAACGTCTTGAAGTTCGTGAGCAACAAAGAAGTCAATATCTTCTGTTGCATCATTCATGCGGCCTGTTGATGGCTTAAGTAAAGCAACCTTTGATAAAGCGTTTTGAACCGCACCACTTACCGTTTTTGCTCTGTAGTCAGAAGTAGTGTTGTAAACAACCAAACCACCTGCTCGGTTATATGTAATTGATCCACGAGCTGTATACGCTGTTTCAGTACCAAACTCAAAGAAAAAATTGTTTCCAGCAGTTGCCCCGTTCCATATAGAAACAGGTTGTTGACCAGCAGTTGAAGAATAAAAAGTACTTGCATTTCCTGCCGCTGTAGTAGTGCCAACTAACAATCTACCGCTTGAGTCTATACGGGCAACCTCAGAATCCGTAATGTAGAAAATATGCTCTCCTCGAGTCATTTTCATCATTTTTTGTTGAGTAGTTCCACTCCCTGCACCGCCACCTAGAAATAAAAATCCCGCATTTCCGGCAATAGATGACATGGATACAGAAATACTGCTGAATTGTGTTGTTGCACCCGTGTAAGTAGCGTTAATGAATGGGGTGTATGTTCCATCAACACCACTTGTGTTAAATGCACCAGCACCAGTAACACATAATTTGGATGAAGCATATTGGCTTGTAGTACCCACTAGCAAATTACCAGAGCTATCAAAGATACCCCGTGGATTCCCATCCCCATCAGACAGCACGATGTTGTTGCTTGCTGTGCGAATGTCTAGGCCACCTTGGTTGCCTGTGTAATTTCCAAGTATTACATTCTTAGATCCTGTGGTCATGTCATAACCAGAACCAGCTCCAGTTGAAGAAGAAACAGAACCTAAAAATACATTGTATGAACCAGTTGTAACGCTATATCCAGCACCAAGACCAATAAATGTATTTTTCTGACCCGTTGTATTGCTATACCCAGCCTGATAACCAACAGCAGTGTTGTTAGATGCTGTGGTGTTGGAGTTAAGCGACAAACTTCCCACGGCGGTGTTATACGATCCAGAAGAATTTACAACTGTATTGGGGCCAGATTGATAACCAAGATAGGTGTTATCTGTTCCAGTTAACTGCCCATAACCAGCTTGCACTCCTAATGTGGTTAGCTTTGTACTTGTTGTATTGCTGTAAGCCGCCTGATAACCTACAGCAGTGTTGTTGGATGCCGTGGTGTTTACGGCAAGTGATGCATAACCAACGGAGGTGTTGTTTGAGCCTGTTGTGTTTGCGCTCAACGCCCCAGAACCAAAAGCATTGTTGTAATTGCCTGTGGTGTTTGCTTTTAGAGCCGCATCAACGTTACCAGTATGAAATCCACCAAAGGCACTATTGGCAACGCCCGTAGTATTTGCGTAAAGGGCTTGGTGTCCAAATGCATTGTTTGCTGTAGCCGTAGTATTTGAGTAAGCCGCTTGATAACCTACAGCAGTATTGTTAGATGCTGTGGTGTTGGAGAAAAGGGCGCTGTCACCCATTGCGGTGTTAGAAGCGCCAGTTGTGTTTCCACCAAGTGAGTGTTTACCAACAGCAGTATTGTTTGCACCAGTTGTATTTGCATCTAAAGAGCGAGAGCCAATTGCAGTTATGTTTACACCAGTAGTATTAGATAAACCTGCTTGAAAGCCTGCAAATAAATTTTCATCCCCCGTAGTATTGCTATACCCCGCCTGATAACCTACGGCGGTGTTGTTAGATGCTGTGGTGTTAAAGCGAAGTGCCTGTTGACCAACGGCTACGTTATAGCTTCCTGTCGTATTTGCATACAAAGCCGCTGAACCAATGCCTGTAACACCATCGCCAGTTGTATTTCCCAAACCAGCTTGCGTTCCAATAAATGTTGCGTTTGTTCCAGTAGTCAGTGCATAACCAGCTTGATAACCAACAAGCGTTTGATTTTGACTTGTAGTATTGCTGTACCCTGCCTGATAGCCAACGGCAGTATTGTTAGATGCTGTGGTGTTTGACTGAAGTGCGTTTGCACCTAAAGCGGTATTATTTGAGCCAGTTGTGTTTCGTCCCAATGCACCAAAATCAACGCCATTTTGACCAGCGCCTATGGCAGTGTTGTAACCACCTGTTGTATTAAAATATAAAGAATATCCACCAACAGCGGTATTAGAAACGCCAGATGTGTTTGCATTTCCAGCGCCATATCCAACACCCGTTACCAATACGCCTGTATTAGCACCAGCCAAAGCAGTAGCACCCACCGCAGTATTGGTAGACACACCACCAGTACCACGGCCAATCGTCAAGCCATACAGCAGACCGTTGGTTGCAGAACTATCTTTGATCAGCTTACCAGTCGTACCGTCAAACAGAACAACACCGTTAGCTGTTGCGGAGGCTGGGCCAACCACATCACCAGCGGCGCCTGCGGCTGAAGCCAGCAACGTCACAGCACCAGAACTGTTCTCGTAATAAAGTTTGCCATCAACAGTATTGATTGCCAACTCTCCAGCCACAAGGTTTGCCGCAAGAGGTACAGCCGCCGCTGTGGTGCTGTAGTAAAGCTGAATTGGTGTAAAGCCTGCTTGTGCCATTATCTATTTCCTTAGAATGTTCCGCCAGAGATGCCCGACCACACTGGTGCGCTGGCTCCTGCCGATGTTAATACTTGTCCAGCCGTTCCTGCCGCAGTGTATGCATGAGCAGTTCCAGTTCCATAACCAGCTCCGCCAGCAGTCGCTGTAGCAGTTGAATTCGTACCACCATTTGCAATCGGTAGTGTACCTGTTACGCCCGTTGTTAGGGGCAAACCCGTAGCGTTTGTCAGCACGCCAGAAGAGGGTGTTCCAAGGGCTGGAGTGACCAAAGTTGGGCTAGTCGCAAAGACCAAAGCACCAGAGCCAGTCTCATCCGTCACAGCCGACGCTAAGTTAGCTGACGTAGGTGTCGCCAAGAACGTTGCTACACCAGTTCCAAGACCACTGATACCAGTTGAAACAGGAAGACCTGTTGCATTTGTGAGGGTTCCGCTAGAAGGCGTGCCTAGCGCACCATTAAACGTTACAAAGGCGCCAGCAGAGCCTACGTTGACCGCCAAAGCAGTTGCAACTCCAGTTCCAAGACCAGTGATAGATCCCACCGCTGGGGTGACTGTTGTATTGGCCGCCAAAGTCAATTGACCTTGAGCATTTACAGTAAAAGTCCCAACTTGAGTTGCAGATCCGTAGGAGGCGGCTGTCACCGCTGTGTTGGTGATGCTGAACTGAGTACCTGTAAGGGTTAAACCTGTACCTGCTGTATATGTACCAGAACCTGAAAACTGAATCCATGTCACAGGGCTTGTGCCAACAACAGTTACTGGGTCGGTTTGAACCCATCCAGTGTTTGCGTACAAAGTACCGTTTGACACAAAGGTAAAGTCACCACTTGCCATTTCAGCCGCAGTGTCAAAGTCAGTTGCACGAGTCAGAACAGTACCGCCTGTTGCCCACGTGTAAATGCCGTTGTTGGCTTGCGTAGCTTCGTTCTTAATCAGTACACGGTCGGTATTAAGGAGCGTATAGCCGTCCAAAGTGGTCAAAGCCACTGACAATGTCAAAGTGGCGCCAACTCCCGCAGTGCCGTTGTTGTAAGTCACTGTGCCGCCAGTGATTGATGCAAGCGTTCCAGTGGTAGCCGCCGCGCAAGACGCATGAACATGAAGTCCCTCAGCAACCGCATCCACATACTGTTTTGTCGCTAACTGAAGCGCAGATGTAGGGTCTTGCGTTACCGCAACAGATGTTAGACCACCTAGCGTCAAACTAGATGCGCCCAACGCAATAGCTGTAGTTCCAACAGTCACCGAAGAGTTGGTCAGGCTTGCATTTGCAATGTTTGTCAGGGTATTGCTGGCGCCACTGATTGTCTTGTTGGTCAGTGTCTGAGTGCCAGTCAACGTAGCAACAGTCGAGTCAATGGCAATCGTCACAGCGGCAGATCCGTTGTAGGACGTACCTGACAGACCTGTACTAATGGTCAGAGCATTAGATGCTGTAGCTGTTACGGTGACTGATCCACCTAAACTTACGGAAGATCCGTTGATCGTGATCGCGCTGTTGGCAAGCTGACCGTTGGTCACCGTACCACTCAAAGCGGTGGTGGGAATAGTCGTACTAGCGGTCATGGCGCTTGTGCCATTACCGTACACATAACCAGTCAGAGTGCCAGCTCCAGTTCCACCGCTAGAAGCATTTAAAACGCCGCTTAAAACAACGTTGCCAGAAGTAGCTGTAGAAGGCGAGAACCCAGTAGATCCTGCGCTAAAAGAGCTTACGCCGCCAGCAACAGAGAACTGTCTCCAAGATCCAGCAGAATAGCCATCAAAGGTCTGCGTGTCTGTATTAAACCTGAACTGACCATTTGCGCCTACGGGTTGCTGTGCAGTTGATCCCTTCGGGATAGTTACCCCACCAGTGCCGGGCAATATCGGATTCGCAGAGATGCTGAACGTAGGAGCACCAGAGGCGCCATTACCATTAACCACATCGATCTGATCTGCCGTGCCTGTTAAGTCGCGACCAGCCACAGTGGTTCCACCACCAGTCAGGGCCAACATGCCCGTGCCAGATAGGTTGGCCACAGAGGCGGCAACACCAGTCAGAGCAAACGTTGGGTTACCTGATACGCCGCTACCATCAGTAACGCTTAAACCAACGCCAGAGGCTGTCAAAGTTCTAGCGACTACTGAGCCACCAGATTTGACAATAATCCCGTTAGACGCCGTTTCAAGGCTTCCTGAGACGCCATTTAAGGTGATCTGAAGCGTAGACTGAGCGCCGCCATCCACTAAACCAATACCAGTTGCGCCAGAAAGGGCTCGGCTATTAGGCAGGGACGGCTGTTGATTAACAGTCAAAAAGGTCTGAGTTTGACTTGGAGAGGCGGAAATAGCACCAGTCGTTGTCTGTACGGTCTGACCATTCTGAACGATAGGAACAGCTTCTGTGCCCGTAATCGCGCCAGCTTGTGGTAGTTGGGTAATCGTTACTTGTGCGGACATATTATGGGCTCAGTTGGTCAAGGTTGCCGTTATTCTCAGGATCCTGAGTATTCCCCTCTGTCGAGATGATAAAGCTACCACCAGTAATACCGTTTTGGGTCGTGACAATGTTATTGTCATTGGCGGCGACGCTCACGTCAGGACGTGGGAATCTGATCGTTATTCTCTCAGTTTTACGGGCAGGCAATCGGTACGGGTCTTTTTCATCATTGCATCCCCTGTTGCACACCATAAGCCCGGGAAAATTATTATCGGGACTAAGCTCGACGTGCGCCCTTTTCATCTTACACCTATCGCACACCGCGATAGAAAGGACAGCATTTCCACGTGTATCAAGAAAAATTGGCACGATAAGCTTCCTCTAACTTGAGCCAGTTGCCAGAATTAACCCAACGTCGAACCGTTGTTCTGTAATTATCGGTAGCTTTGGCAAATTCTGCAATGCTCTGAAATTCAGTTCCACACACAGCAATCGGGCGTGCAATTTCTTTTTTGGCATCAGCCATTCGTTGTTTTGTTTGCTCTGTTCTTTTTTTGCCAGTAGCGGAAGACCTGCGCTTCTCAATAAACACCGGGTCAATTGCCATAGATTTGCAACGATCAACAGACCCATTTGCCAATGACTTATCGCGCAATACTGTTTTGGTTTGATCGTTATGCTTTAAACCAGAAACGCCATCACCACCATCGGTAATGTTCGCGAGACTTGTTCCCATTTGACGAAATGTGTCAATCAAAAAGATTTCGTGATCAAGAGCTTCGCGTTCTGTGGGCCAAGAAGCCAATATCTCTACCGTTGGAGAGCCATGTTTTTTGACTATGTTTTTCCAAAAGTTTGTTCGATCATTGAAATTAAACGCACGCTTACGTGTTCCTTTACCAATATAAAAGATTGAGCCATCAGGCTTGTAGTGAGCGTATGTTAAGAACTGCATACTTTTTACCTAGTATACACGCTGATATTAGGCGCCAGATATATTGGCGAGCGATCTCTCTCTTCCTGCTCAACTTCGTTCAGATACTTCTCCGCTTGGCCTTCAAGGTACTGGATGCGCGGTAGATCGACACCGGGCAACTCGAGCGCCATCCTGTGCGACAACATCATCAAAGTAGCCTCATACCAGCGCGTTGGGATGTACAGCTCGTCAGTTAAAGCACCAACGTCCATGATCTGCTTGCTGTACCACACGGTAATTTGCACAAACGGATCACTGGGAACTGGCCACAAATACAGCGTGGGCAAAGGAATTGTTCGGTCAAACCAGAACTGGAAGGGCTGATTAGCCGTAAAGTTCTTGTTTGGCAGGTTGGTGTAGTCGTCGCGGTTCAAGCGAGACATGGTGATCTCAGTTGAGTTGTTACCCACGAAAAACTCGCGCAAAGCCAGAGTCGTACCGTTGGATGCACGCACTCGGTAGTACTGGACGTCTTGACCGGGGTTTATATCTGTCCAAATCCACTGGTTATCAGTTACAGCCACCGCTCCGAGGCTCTCTAGCGTCGTCCAAGTACTGTTATTGGTCGAATACTCAAGCGTTAGCGTCCATGTTGCGCTTCCACCACCTGCAATGTAGGGCAAGATACCAATGGAGCCAGCATAGATTGGGTTGTTCGTCCCAAAATTAGCTGAAATGTTGCCGTTTGCGCTGGTTTGCTGGCAGAACGTATCTACGTCATTGTCACCAACGTTAGCCACAGTACCACCAGCAGAGCTAGAGTAACTGCAAGAAGGGCGGCTCATAGTGCGATAGAGCACGTTTAGAGCGTCGTTTGCACCTGCGGGTAGGCTGTACACGTAATTGTTGGCAGAAACGCCCAAAACGACCTTGTCGATGGCGAAATACTGTATTCCAATGTTAATTAAGCGCTGGAGCAAGAATCCAAGCGACTGACGAGCGGAAACGAGTTGCTCAGAGGTCAACTCTTCAGCGAGTTTGCCAGCACGTCTCGCACCATGATCAATCAGGGTTTGTACGTTAACTGTTTGACCGTATGTATCTGAGTACGCCATTGTGTTTCCTTACCAGCCGGGGCAGTTCCAACGTTGCATCGATGCACGTGATCGACTGCCCTTATCGCTCTTTTCTGCTACAGGCCCCATTCTCGCGCAAAATGCATCTCTACGCGAGCCTCCTTGGGGTTGTGGAGCCTTTAAATTTGAACCAGTCTCGCGGTTGTACTTAGCTCGACCTTTGGCTGTAAGCCCTGCGCCCTTGTCAGCAGGGAGCTTCTCACCGCGACCAATTGCAAGACTTACGTTCTTTTTGCTCATTTTACTTTGGCTGTTCTGGCGGATTGCTTGAAGGCTTGAGCCGTTGGCGCACCTTTGCTACCCACTCGGCGCATCTTTTCCCCAGAGCCTTCAGCGATTCTTTCACGTTTTGCATTGATATTTTCATACAAGCCGCCTCCTTTAAATTTCTTACCCTCATCAGCCTTGGCAAACTCTTTGCCAACCTTTTGAGAGATACCAACCTTCTTGGCGAACGCAGGGTTATGTGCGACCGCCTGCATCAAATTATGCTGAGAAGATGATTTGCTTGGCATGATTAACCGTAAAATTTAACCATCTCAAGGACGATGGTGTAGAAGTCACCAGCAGAAGCATCCGCAGTGCTGAACAAGACATCACCAGTTACTCCAGTGCCTGCGTTGTTAGTTAAACCGCCAAACTTTTCAAAATCCATTGTGTATTGAGAATTTTGTGGCACACACCAGCAAAATACATCTGTGGTTGCATCCCAATAAATCTGTACTTCCAAGCCATGCGTTGCGCCATGGATCTTTGTAATCGTTACTCTGGTACAAGTTTTGCCAGAAGCACTTGGTGTTAGCGCAGAAACATCTACCTTCAAAACTTTGCTTTCACCAGTACCGTCAGAAAGGTTGGTGAATTTCATGATTGCCATTCGCTCACCATCTAAGAGCGTTTGACTTGCGACTGCATCAGCCATGATCTATTCCTTAAATTAAAAGTGGGAGCCGAAGCCCCCACTTAGGTTCAGCACTTTACTGATCCACCACGTTTCTTAGCAGGAGATACTGTCACGGACTTTTCAGTCTTAGTAACAGAACCGTTTGCCTTTTTAGCGGCTTCCCGCTCTTTATCGGTAACGGAACCCATGCCAGAGAACAAGCTCTTCGCACCCTCATACAGCTTGCTGGGGATGCTACGGATGGTTTTAGCCATGTCCATATCATCATCCGATGGGCCGATTGATTTGTCGTAAGCGCCTTTGGACGCATCAGTGATGCTCCCGCCGTCTTTGTACTTCTCGTTGCTGTAAGCTTTCGCTTGCTTCATCGCAGTAGTATTTTCAGCTTTGAAGGCAGATTGCTCTTTCTTCTGGGCTGGTGTCACACTGCCACCCTTTTTAAAGGTTCCAGATTGACGATCATTGCTGACAGGAGCAGATTTCTTCTTTGCTGGATAGGCTACGGCATGACCGCTGTCGTTAACAGCTCCCCCCGTAGCGAAGCGCTTTTTTGTCGCACCACCTTTTTTGTATCCACCGCCGTTACCTAACTTGACATCGCCTGTGGGGGCGCTGTTGTGGTTAGGTTTAGCTGTGTGCATCTTGGTGTCGCGATATGCGCCGCCTTGGCCTTCGGTGTTGATGATGCCATCTTTAGCGATAGCGCCACCCTTTTTATAACCACCTTGACCATTGACCACGCCGCCCGTCATGTAACCACCGGGCTTCGTAGACTTGGCGATACCACCAGTAGCTAGACCTTTATGGCCTTTGCTGGCAGGCTTGGACTCGTGAGACTTCAGCTCTTTTTCAAGACCCTTCATCTTTGACATCTCAGCCTTGTGTTCACCCTTGGACTCGCCGCCTTCTTTCATGCCGCCTTGCATACCCTTCATGCCCAGCATAGCCGCACGACGTGCCGCCATGGTAGGACGCTTAGGACGAGCAACGGGCATCATTCCACCACGAGCAGGCATAGAAGCATCCATAGGCATAGGCATACCGCCACCCATAGCTTTCTTCACAGCGCCGCCTTTTTTGAGTTTTAACTCAACTGTTGGCTCAGTGGTCATCATTTTGACCATTGGTTTAAATTGACCCATGATTAACGCTCCTTCGCAACAAAGACGTAATCCACAGTCATTGTCTTTGCAACGGCTTCACCATTTTGAAGAGCAATTGTCACAGTCATATCTTCGTCGTCAGGCAAGTTGGTGGTCACAGAAGTGCCTTTCACAACGCCGTTTACGGAGTATTGAATGCTTGATGCGCCATCGTAGTAAAAACCAAGACTAATAAATGTGTCGTTAGCCATAGTAGCCACGCTAGAGGTCGTAGTTGCTGTGCCGTTTTTCTCAACCAACAGGCTTACCGAAGTAGAGCCGTCTGCCTTGATAAAAAACACACCATCCGAAACGTCAAGTGGGGTTGTATCGGTAATTTGAAGACCAATAACTACATCAGATTGAGTTGCGTCGCTAACCTTGAGGCGAGCCTCAAAGAAAAGCTCTTTGCCTGAAGCAAAGCGATATGACTCGCCTACTTTTTGCAAAGCAACAAGATCATCATCTGCGGCAGTGTTGGTGATCAAAAGTAAACCACCATCACCGTCAGTCAAAGCCTGAGTAGCACCAGCTTGAGTCTCAGTTACAGTCCAATTTGCGGCTACATAGTAGTCAAAATCTTCATAGTAAGTGTGAAACTTTGTTGGTGCTGGCATTGTCAGATCAGCAAACGGTGAATCTTCCCCGACGTTTGTCACGCCATTTGGGAAACGGGTTACCAGTAAATTTGCCATTGTCTTTTCTCCTTAAAGCGCGGGGGGCGAACCCCCCACTTGGGTTTAGACGCCAGCAGTGCCGTACATAGCACGAGGATCAGTGAAGCCAACGTCGTAACGCTCTGTCGCTTTGTAGCGCATAGAGTCAGTTTCAAAGTCGCCTTCCATGGTCTTCTCGAGCTTACGACGCATCATGAGCTTCATGCCTTCAGGAGCGTCGGTCTGTACCCACCATGCTGATGCGTTGGTCAAACGTGACAACACAGCCGCGCCTTCGTCCAGCAAACCGATGGACTTAACAGGGTTGATGTCGTTGTTTGCGTTACCAGCACGCAGAACGGATTTCAGGAGAACTTCAGCTTGGAAGACGTTACCGGGGGCGACCACCAATTGGCGGGGCACAAGGCGAATCTTCTTACCGTTGTTGTCCACAGCTTGACGAATCTGGATCAACAT